ACGGAGTGTCTGGCCAATATATCTCATATAGATGATCATTGCTAGAAGTCACGTGACATATGACAATACCAATCACATGCATTATACGATCATGGTCGTGGTATACGACAAGGTCACCAGGTTTCATAATACTTCAATCCAGCCATCAAAGCATCTAATGTCTTTTGTTAGCATGTGTCTTGTTATAATATGCTAGGTCACCATCTGACCACATGACAAGAAAGTCGTCTGCATGATGAGAGCCAAGAATATTAGTGACCACACCGATGGTAATGGGCCACCCCAGTATAGAAGGTGGGTGCAATGCAACGAGAGTACCGGGAGAGATGTTCATAGTGATTTGATGTACACGGCATTACCGCAGCCGTAAACTGCTCTAACGCCCGCTTCTTTTGCAACTTGACGTTCTTGTTTCCCAGGTTGAGCTCTATATTCAAATCTATGCTTTCTAATTTTACCATTTGTATACCAATAGTTTAGTGATGATGTTTCGCCAATACGCTCAAATTTACATTTCTCATATACAGACCCCTCACCACCAAAGCGCAGATCAGCATAAGACATGATGCCATCATATTTTTCTTGTAATGCAATCTTTTCGGCGTGTTTCAATAACTTACTCGCACCCCCACGAACTGACATACCGAGTCCAAAGGCCATCCGTGCAACCTCAAGCACATTGCCGTGTTTCTTTTGCTGAGGCTTTCTAAGTGTCATAACACCAACATTGCCCATATGCTTATGAATGAGAACCAAGTGAAAGCTTGCCTTTTTTGTGCAGCCATCAATATGACACTTATCAAGAAACGGTTGTGTTATGATGTGTGAAACAGGTGCAACAACACAATCACGACCATTCAATATATGCTTAGACATTCCGAGAGCGTGTGAAATCATTGACTCACAGATTTCACGCTTGTCACGCCACTCATCTGAAAAGAACTGCATAAGCCTGATTTCCTGTGCCTTGCATGCCAGATACTTATCACGGTGTCTTGTTTTTAGAAAGACACCATCTTTGCCTCCACTATGCCAATAAAGACCGTGATGTTCTATTGCTAACTTATGCTCTGGCACCCAGACATCTAATTCTAATGGACCGATAATATTACGAGTCGATATATCAATATTATCAATACCAAGAGACTTTATATAATTTGCAATTTCTATCTCTTGGCGTGATCCATTAGGCTGACATGTCCTACAGTGCCAACAACGCTTTAAGTTTACAAATGATACTTCACTCTTGGTTGCACATACATTACAGCTAATAGAGAGCTTAGAGTCCTGTGTTTTGTAAGCAGTGCTATCAGAGAGCACTGTTATGTCAGAGTGTATCTTTTTAATTTTTTCTATGACATCTGAAAATGCAGTACGATTTTTTGATGCAATTAACTTAAGTGTCTCAGCAGAGTGTTTCTTTCCATAAAAGGGATTACTTTCACCTTTTCTAAGAAAACCAGCTATTCTAAGTCTATCATCAGTATCTTTTGTTTTTCCTTTACTCCACGCTTCTGCTTTTCCCCCGCGTCTTCCGGCAGTTGACATTGCCATTTTTGCGTGTGTAGAACAGTACTCATTGTACTTACCTATCCATCTATAACGAGGGAGCTCACCGCACTCGGGACACGCGGGCGTGATTCCATTATAAAAATACTTTATTGTGTATTCTTGCGGTGAGAGACCATGTTCTTTTTTAATATGATTTGATAATTTTTTCATGTGTGTGAATTCTATGCCACACACTGCACATGTTGCTAGCTTTTCTTTTCCGTACGGCATATTGTCATTATACCCTTTCATGATATATATGTATATAAAAAAGAAGGGTGAATGACAAAAAAAAGGGACCCCGAAGGATCCCTTTCTTCTAAGTAGTTGTTATCGTTAGATAACGTCCATATCTGCGATTGTCACCGTTCCATAAAAATCGCTTCGCACCATTCGTTTACCATAACGAGTCATGCATCCTTTCCTCGGGGCGAAATCGTCGGGCCCAAAGATCGTCGGTGTAACGATTAGAGGTACATACGGAGCATATACATAACCGGTCTCTAGATAACTACCACCCTTGAAACCTACGAGGACCTTGTTTCGTGGGAAGTAAGGATCCTTGTAAACGGTGAAGCGGTTGGACAACGAACCGACCGGCTCTGCACCGATCTGGAACGGAGCGCCTACCTGGCCCGCGCCGTCAATCTTCAAGTTTGGCTTATAGACCATTGAAGCCTCGAAAATCGTGCACACCTCGGGAGATGTAACAATGAAGTTCGCGGAACCTCGTAGGGTCTTACGATGGATGACGTTTGCAACGTCGATGATTGTCTCACATAGAGTCTCGTACCACTCACGCACGGTGCCGGTGAATGCCGGTCCCGGGGAAAGCGTCGATGCACGGGTCTCTGGCGATCCGGTCTCTTTATTAACCATATTACCAGGACTGCGACTCCAGAAGAAGTTCGCGCCATTGGCTCGGGTCAAAAGATCGGAAAGGATCTCACGGTCGATATCCAAAGCAATTTGCTCCGAAAGGATCTGGGTAAGCTCAACCTCTGCGTCCATCGAATGATAGGCATTGAGGTCCTGTGCGAGTTCCGGCGACCAACGGGCTCGTAGCTTACGACTCTGTGCAGTCACGGCTACGGACTCGATCTTAATGTCAATCTCAGGAATGGCCGCACTGGGCGGGTTACCAAAGTTAGACTCAAAGGCCGGAAGTGTTAGTGTAGAACCGTCAGTATTGACGTCCAAACCATCAGCAACCACGCCAGCAAAGCGAGAGGTAGATCCCCACGCCGGGCGAGCATTTGTTACTAATGAATCAGAACCGGACATATAGAACACCATTTGGATATGTGTTCCGTTGCTCGGTGCCGGGGTGAAAGTGAGATCGGTCTCGGACCAATTTCCTCGTTTGTTTTGGCGACGCAAGTTGAGCACGCGGGTGCCAGCCTGATACGCTTCGGGCCATGGAACAATATCGGCTTCTGTCGTTAATTGCGTAACAGCAATTTGATCAATAGCAGTCATATCCAAAGCCGGAATTGCTGTGGTCAATGCCGCCACATCAACATGACCAAACAAGAACTTGCCTGTTTGCTCGTCGAGCATCTTTGCAAGTTGTGGGTCATATTCGGTATAACGCGAGTTCGAAGAAGTAAAGCTAGCAAGTGTGCTAACCACGCCGCCTCGATCGCCTACACCAACAGAAGACCAAGCATTCGAACCAGAGGTCCAAGCACCAAAATCACCCGTGGCCGCGGTCACGCCGTTATTAAGAGCCATTGAACCGGTTTGTACCCGAGAGTAACCGTGTCCAACTAGGTCATATTGACCACCCACCCCGAGAGAACCGGACTGTACGCCCGCGCCTGTGGGAGAGTTATAAATCGATTGACCTTTTTTATATGTGTTCTGTGTTGAAGGATTACCGTCCAAATTGGCCGGAGAGTCCATACCAACATTACTACCGTAGGTATAGTCTAGATAAAAGAGTAGCCCAGAGGGCAAACTCATTGCCTGTACTGATACCAATTCATTTGCGACCAAGCCGCCGAATACTCGACGAACGATTGGGAATGCGATGTTCGAAAAACCACGAATCTGACCGGAGTCAGTGACCGCGCCCCCGCCAGTGGTGAGAGCATTTGCCTCACGTAGCATTTGTGCAGCCTGGTTCTCAAGCAACCGCGACATTGTCTCACGACGGTTGTTATCTTTCAACCCTCGTAGTAGACCGGTGCTGTTCCATTTTTCG